CCGTATGGGGTGTTACCTGGGACGGCGCCTGTTGAGTAGTTGCCGAAGCTACCGCCGGGGTAGCTGCTTGTGCCACCCATTGCGGGTAGGCGGTTGAGCCCTGTGCCTCCGGAGAGGGCGCCGCCACCGGAGTAGCTACCGCCGGGGAGACCGGGCTCGGGGTCGAAGCTTGGATCTGCTGGCTCATAGCTGCCCGAGTAAGTTAGTTCCTGCGCAAGGTGGTCGAACGTCCTATAGAGCAAGGGCGTTATGTTCATCCGGGGGTCCGCAGCTAATGGCTGCTCCGGATTTAGCGGATGCGGCGTTTGCAACATCTGTGATAATAATACTAAAAATTGTTGGAACGCGCCCTGTGTTTGTTGGACCATCCTGAAAGGGAAGCCCTTCAGCATCTCTGCGCGTTCGTTTTCAGTCTTATCAGGGAACAAATAACGCAACGCTTCCACAGTGTCCACACCCATCTCTTGGAGGTTGCGGACCACGATTGACTTTTGCTGGACGTCAATAGGCGTGTCTTCGTAGACATCGCCCATAAAGCGGTACTGAACGTCGCGGTCACCATCGGGTGGCAGACCGTAAACGCCGTTCGGAACCTTTCCTTCTAGGAGATCTTTTGTAATCGAATCTTCAAGTTTCGCTTCGAATTTGGACAGCTTGCCTTGGTAGGCAGCCATCGTTTCTTCGTTTTGCTCTTCGGGAAGTTTGGGCGGTTTAAGCCCTTTGACGATTGCGTAGCTTTCGCGGAAGATCTGTTCCTGGTGATAAATCATCATCTCCAGGAGACGGCAAAAACCGTAGGTCAAGAACGAAGTGTTCTTACGCAGAGCAGTAGCCTGCGCACGTCCCATCAAGCTCTTGATCTCAGTCGCAGTGGCACCTGCAGAAACTGAAATCTCATCCACGCCGCCAAGTGCTGTGCGGATTTCTTCCCGCAGCAACAAGGCGTAGCGGTTCATGTCCCCGTTGACCGGATCGGGAGTCAGATAGCTGACGCGATCACTTGCTTCAACGTTGGCAATGATCCGTGGGACACGAAGGCCCCCGATCATCGAGTCAGAACCGAACGGATTGCTTACGCGAGTCGAAGGAGTATCGCGACCAGCAAAGCCAGATTGGCTACTAATAGTGGGTCGGAAAGTACGATCCGCAGAATCTGCTTCGACAAGGTCACTTCGAGGCCTCGAACTCACCAGTGTTGGGTTGCCAAAGAACTCGATGTTCTTGGCGATGTTCTGCATCATGTTGTCGTGCAGAACAATTTGCTCCATGAAGGGGTCGAACTCCCCTTCACCTTCAGTCCCGCTGGCGTTGGGCTTGTTTAAAACCTCAACAGCGGGAATGAAACCTAAGGTGTTATCCCGTGTGCTCTTAGGCATCAGGACAGCACCGGGTTCCAGGTCGAAACTCAGCTCTGTATCCGACTCGTACTCAGCAATCTTGTCGTCCGTAATTGAGATACGGACATAACGCTTATTCTTGCCGCCGTCTCCAGGGCTCATGCCAAGGCCGCCACGGACCTTGAAGCTATAGATGATTACGACTTCCTGGATATTCCCGTTGATATCGTGATAGACCCGGTACTGGTTTTTATTGAAGAAGTAAATCTGGTACTTCATTTTCGGATCGGGCCGAAAATAGAAGAGACCGCATCCGTCGATTAAGTAGTTGCGGATGATCGCTGGGAAGCGAACCTCCAGCTTATTAATCGCAACGATATCGGTAAGGAATTTGTTTCTAGCTTTATAGGTATCTTGGTCCGAGTAAAAAACCAGACCCTTTTTGATCATCAGCAGAATCATCTGCTGAAGATGGCCTAACACCACCAGCGTGGCAGCCTGATGCGATCGATCTTGAGACCTTGCAGCCTCTAGGATCTCCTCGAACCGGTTTCGTACGCCGAGTGCATCTGCCATTTTCTGGGGGTTCTGTACTTAGAAATCAAAGCTCCCCGAAGGGAGCTCTCGATCACTTTTTAGCTTTAGCCTTACGAGCCTTACGCAGGGCTTCCATGCGCTTAGCTTTTGTCTCTTTGTCGCTCATGCCCTTGGTGTCCTCGCCTTTGGCTTCGGTTTCAGCGTTTTTCTTCTGAAACTTTTCCAGAAGCTCGGGAGGCATTTTATTACTCGCCATCGGGCAACAGGAAGCGTTTTACTCTCTCAAGTTTAAACAATTTTTCTGGGAGTAACTCATGCGAGTACTTCTTCAATCGGTGGTCCACGCGTCCTAAGGGATCCGTGGCGCCTTCCTTAGCTTCGTAGTTATCCATAAACTGCATCATCTCCTCGCTGAACAGAGGAGCAGCTGCGCTAGGAATAATGTCGTAGCAGTGAGCGAAGCTGCTGACCTTGGTCTTGATTCTCTTGGAATCACCCATCCAGCTGAAGTGCCAACCGGCATCGAGGTTGCCAATTTTCAGACCACCGGAAGTAGCCCGGATCTGGGAAAGAGTTGAATCATCCCGGACGTGGGATGAACGAACGAGAGTACCCGCGACCCACTCCATGGGTTTGTCCTCAGCGTTATGGCACTGAAGGTCAGCTCGGTTCATCAAAAAGGGCATCGAGAGCCGGACGTACTCAGTCGGGTTCTCGTCAGAAAGTTTCGCTGCTTCGAGCAGAGAGGAGGGACGTGCGATCTCATCGCAGTCGCTAACAAAGAAAATGTGATCGCCCTCGATCATCCGCATGGCCACGGCGAGTGCGTCTCGCTGGGCACGCTCACGAATCCAAGGATCAGGAGCGTCCTCTGGAGAAGGTAGTTCGACGTGCAGAACTTGGATCTTTTCCTCAGGGAGGCCGAGTTCCTGGATTGTTTTTACAGCACTGAATTCTTTTAGCTCGCCTTTGTGCGTGCGATCTGCGTCAGCGACCAGGAACAGATCTACAGTATCTTTAAGTGTTTCTACGCGTAGCTCGAGAAGCTCCTTCTCGTTGAAATAAGTGAAGCAGTCGATCAGCATAACGACAGTTCGAATGTCGCTATATTACTACGTCCTCCGGGACAATACCTCCGTCCAGGTAAACCGTAAGGGGAGGTTCAGATTGCCGAGCCTCACGTTCAAGCTTCGCTGCTAACGCCTTCTGAATAAGGTCTTCTTTGACCATTTCGGCGATAAGGTCTTCCTGATTCATACGATGGGTCGGTTGAGCTTGGCCAGAGCCCGTCTGATCAAAAAGTTTTTAAGCGTATCGACGTAACCTTCACCGACTTCCGTGGTAGGACGATCACCTGCTGTCCCTTTACGCACAGACTTGATAATCGTATCTGGGTCAACCCCGACAAGAACTTTCTCTCGGTACGACGTACCGGGATCTAAGTACCTCTTAAGGGCAGATGAAATATCGGAAGAAGCCATAACCCTTAAGCAATAAACCTATTTTAAGTACTACTTGGACTTATTCCGCACATAGGCGGAAGCTTTGCGCCTTGCTTCTCTGGCTTTCTCGGTATTAGGGACCTGAGTATTTACAGGTTTGTTCCCTGCGGTGGCGCGCTTTTTCTTTTCGTCGGTAGCACGACGCTCTTCAGCGGACATCGATGCCCACGCTCTCTTGGGGAGGTAGCGCTCTGTGCGTCCTTTTTCGCGAGCTCGATCAGCCATTTTTCTTTTTCTCGTACTCCTCGCGAGTCTGCCAATCCTCCTTACCCCAGCGAGTCAATTTGTTACTGCTGGATTTTTTGCCTTCGTACCTACCACCTGCTTCCTTGTAGTACTTGGTGGCGAGCTGCATGGCACGAGCGCTATGCCCTCCCATTTTTTTACGGGCTTTAGCTTTAGCAGCTGCCCATTTCTTTGGGTCGCGCTTTTTGGCTGTTCCCTCTTCTCTAGCCACGGCTCTCCTTGAACTTGCGAACTTTGGCCAGTGTTTCGGCTAGCCGAGCCTGTTTCTCGGTTCGAGCTTGGTAGTCCTCAGGATTCTGAGTCACTTCGCGAGCAAACTCGGCTGTGGATTCTCCGTGCTCACGGGCTTTTTCGCTGAAAGCGCCGCGACGTTCTACTGCCCGTTCGATCCACTTAGACATCAGCCGATCTCATTCATAAAGGGACCGGTA